GGATGACACCAGCCCGATCAACGTCGCCGTGGCGCGCTGGGGCAAGTCAAACCCGACCCTCGTCAGCATCATCAAGGCCAACGAGGTGGCCGGCGGCGGCACCGGCGCCGCCGAGTGGGGCCACGAACTGGTCACCACCAACGCGCTGTACACCGCCGACTTCATCGAGTACCTGTACTCGCGCACGATCTACGATCAGCTGCCGCTGCGTCGAGTGCCGGCGAACATCACCATCAAAGGCCAGGACGGCGCGGCAACCGGCTACTGGGTCGGCGAGTCGAAGGCGATCCCGGCGACCACCGCCGACTTCATGGACGTCAACCTCTTGCCGCTGAAGGTTGCAGCGCTGGCCGTGATCTCGAACGAGCTGATCAAGGATTCGTCGCCGGATGCCGAGATGATGGTCCGCGATGCTCTGGTGCAGGCGTCGTCGCAGCGTATCGACCTCACCTTCCTGTCGGCAGCCGCGGCCGTCGCCGGGGTCGCACCCGCCGGCATTCTGAACGGCGTCACGGGTGTCACGGCGTCCGGTACCGATTCCGATGCCATGCGCGTCGACAACAAGGCGCTGTACGCGCCCTTCATCGCCGCCAAGAACGCCACCGACCTGATGCTGGTTCTGAACCCATCGTTGGCGAAGTCGATCTCGCTGATGGTCAATGCGCTCGGCCAAACCGAGTTCACGGGCCTGAAGGCCACCGGCGGCGACTTGTTCGGCGATCCGGCCGTGACCGGCGAGAACGTGACGGCCGGCCAGCTGATCCTGCTGAAGCCCAGCGATATCTATCGCATCGGGGATACCGGGGTCGAAGTGTCGGTGTCGCGCGAAACGATGATCGAGCAAAGCACCGTGCCGACTGGCGCCACCGATACGCCGGTCGCCGCATCGCAGGCATTCACGTCGATGTTCCAGAGCGAATCGACGGCGATCAAGGTGGTGCGGCGCATCAACTTCGCGAAGCGCCGCGCCTCGGCGGTGTCGTTGATCACTGGCGCTGCCTACGCCTAACCAGGGCAAGGCCCGGGTCCGAGCGGCCCGGGCCACCATCTGGAGAACCCATGCGCAAACTGATTGCGAACAAGGCCATGTCCTTCGGCGGCAAATCGCTGAAGCCCGGCGACCCTTTCGACGCATCACACAAGCACGCGCGCGTGCTGGTAGCGATCGGCAAGGCGTCGGACCAGCCTGCCGCGGCGACTGCTGCGCCTGCGGCTCCGGCGCCGCCTGCCGCGCCGATCGGCCAGGCGGAGAGCGAAGAAGCTGCAGCGCCGCCAGACGAAAGCCCGGAAGCCAAGGCGAAGCGCACGTACAAGCGGCGCGACCTGAAGGCCGAGTGATGAGCAAGCGGCGCGAGCGCAAACAGAAGGCCGCCAGGCCTTTGCCGATCGGTGGTGGGGGCGGCTGGTTTCCAGTGTCGTCCTTCGCCTGGTCGCCAGAGGCCTGGCAGGCCGACAGCCCGAAGCCTGTCGAATCGATCCTCCGCAACAACGCGTTCTTCGCATGCGTGACGCTGATCGCCTCCGACATCGGGAAGCTGCGGCCGAAGCTGGTGGAGCTGTCCGCCGACGGCATCTGGACGGAGACGACGAGTCCGGCCTTCTCGCCGGTGCTGCGCAAGCCAAACCGCTTCCAGAACCATATCCAGTTCAAGGAGTGCTGGACGACGTCCAAGCTGCTGCACGGCAATACCGTCGCCCTCAAGGAGCGCGATGCCCGCGGCGTCGTCGTGGCGCTGTACATCCTGAATTGGCTGTGCGTGACGCCGCTGGTGGCGCCGGACGGCGCCGTCTACTACGAGCTGCGCGAGGACAACCTGGCGGGCATCGATGCCGCTAGCATCGTCGTGCCGGCCAGCGAGGTCATCCACGATCGCATGAACTGCCTGTTCCATCCGCTCGTCGGCATCCCGCCGATCTACGCGTCGGGTGCCACGGCAGAGCAGGGTCTGCGCATGCAGAACGACTCCAGCCGGTTCTTTGCAAACAGCAGCAGCCCGGGCGGCGTGCTCACGGCGCCCGGCACGATCAGCGACGACAACGCGAAGCGCATGAAGGATCACTGGGAGAAGAACTACAGCGGCACGAATGCGGGCCGCGTCGCCGTGCTGGGCGACGGCCTGAAGTTCGAGCGCATGCGCATGACGGCCGTCGAGTCCCAGCTCACCGAACAGCTCGATCTGTCGGCGCAGGTGATCTGCTCGACGTTCCACGTGCCGGCTTTCATGATCGGCCTCGGCAAAGAACCGACGTACGGCAACGGCGAGACCCGCGCCGGCCTCTACTACAGCCAGTGCCTGCAGACGCACATCGAGCACATGGAAGAGTCGCTCGACGATGGCCTTGGCCTGCTGGGGTCGCCGAAGGACGGCCGCACCCTGGGCGTCGAGCTCGACCTGACCGGCTTGCTGCGGATGGATGCGAAGACGCAGATCGAAGCGCTCGCCGCGGCTGTCGGCGGCAGCGTGATGAAGACGAACGAGGCGCGCAAGGTCATGAACCTGCCGCCGGTCGACGGCGGCGACACGATCTACATGCAGCAGCAGAACTACTCTCTCGAGGCGCTGAACGATCGGCCGGCTCCGGATACCGCCGCGCCCGCGCCTGCTGCGGCCGATCCGGCGGATCCTCCTGCAGATCCTGCTGCGGACGCCGCCAAAGCCGTCGAGGAGGTTGCGCTCCGCGTGCTCGACGCGAGCCACGCGAAGACTGCAGACGCGCAGAACGCGCAAAAGGCCGAGGCTTCCGAGCAACTGCGCACCTTCGGCGAACACATCCTGACGGCGATCGCCGAGAAGTTGGCCGGCGACCGAGAAGCTGCGCGAGCCGAGCTCGAGTCGGTTCGTCGCGCCGCGGAAGACGCGGCTCAACGGCAGGCGGACGCGTTGGCCGTCGCACTCGCGCAGCTCGCTGAACTGCAGAAGCAGGCCGACGCCCGCCAGCAGCTGGAAGCCGAGGCGCGCGACGCCCAGGCGCTTGTCGATGACGAGCAGCGCCGGCAGGCGGAGGCGTTCGAGGCATCGAAGGCCATGGCCGAAGCGCTGATGCGCAAGTTCTCGGGAGTCCGCGATGCTGCCTGAAGTCAAGGCGCTGCTCGAGCGCTTGATTTCGGTCGAGTCGCGGCTCAACTCGGCGCCGCACGCGAAGGACGGCCGGGATGGCCGTGACGGCACCAACGGGGCGGACGGCACCGACGGCGCGCGCGGTGAGCGCGGATTCCAGGGCGAGCGCGGTGCAACCGGTGACGCAGGTCGCGATGGCAAGGACGGCAAAGACGGTGCCGACGGCAAGGATGGCCGCGACGGGAGTCAAGGGCCGGCCGGGCGCGATGGCCGCGATGGCCGTGACGGCAAGGACGGCGAGCGTGGCCAGCAGGGCCAGGACGGGCAGCAGGGTCCGAAAGGTGACCGCGGCCGCGATGGCACGAACGGTATCGATGGCTCGCACGGTGAGCGCGGCGAAGCCGGGCCGCCACCGCGTCACGAATGGCGGGGCACATCCATCCGCTTCGAGCAGGACGACGGCAGCTGGGGACCTTGGATCGACCTGCAAGGTCAGCGCGGCGCCAACGGCACGAGCAGCGGTGGTGGCTCGACCCGAAATATCAAGCTCGACGGTGGGGGCGCCTTCGACGAAGACACCAATCTGGACGGCCAGTTCGCGGCAACGGACTTCACTGGCGTCATCGGCGTTGGCGGCGGTGGTGCCGCGACGGTGTACGCGGCCAGGACTTTCAACGGGGGACGGTCGGCGTGAATCCCATGGACATTGACGCCCTCGCCGAAGCCGTGTTCGCATCCGTGAAGGCCTACTGCGATGAGCAGTTGGCCAAGCACGTGCAGGCAGCCATCAAGCCGCTCGAAGAGCAGCTGAAGTCGATGCCGATGCCGGCCGCGGGCGAGAAGGGCGATCGCGGCGATGATGGTCGCGCCGGCGAGCGTGGCCAGGAGGGTGAGAAGGGCGATCGCGGCGAGCAGGGCCTGCAAGGACCGGCCGGCGAGCGTGGTAGCGATGGAGTCGACGGCAAAGACGGAGCACCCGGTAAGGATGGAGAGTCCGGTCCGCAGGGCGACGACGGCTTCCCCGGCGCGCCAGGTGAAGCTGGCCGCGACGGCCGCGACGGAAAAGAGGGACCACCTGGTCGCGACGCGCTGCACATCGAGGTGCTCGACTCGATCGACGAGCAGCGCGGTTATGCGCGCGGTACCTACGCGCGGCATCGCGGCGGCCTGATCCGCGCGGCCCGCAAGACCGACCCCATCACCGGCAACGTCGCCGACGCCGGCTGGCAGATCCTCATCGATCCCGTTGTCGACATCGAAGTCGTGCAGAGCGCCTCCGATGCCAGAGTCTTCTCGATGCGCGGCATCACGGCGTTCGGGCGAGGCGAGGCCAAGTCGTTCCGGCTTCCCGTGATGGTCTACCGGGGCGTGTTCGTCGACGGCCAGCAGTATGACCGCGGCGACACGACTACGTGGGGCGGCTCGCTCTGGCATTGCGATGACCCCACGACCGAGAAGCCCGGCGAAGGCAGCAAGGCCTGGCGCCTCGCGGCGAAGCGCGGCCGCGATGGAAAGGATGGCTTGCCGGGAGCCAAAGGCGAACGCGGCGCGGACGCGAGGGCAACGCATTGAACATCATCACGGCACCCGTCGAGCCGGTGTCTCTCGCGCTGGCGCGCCTGCAGTGCAAGCTGGATGCAGAGGGCGATCCGCCCAGCCATCCAGACGATCCGCTGTTGAAGATCTACATCGGCGATGCGCGCGAGTATGCCGAGACCATGCTCGGCCACCGCGTGGCGAAGGTAGTCGTCGAGACGGCGCTCCCTGCGTTCCCGTCCGGAGACATCGAACTGGAGAGCGGCCCGCTGTTCGGCGTCGACTCCGTGAAGTATCTCGACCAGGATGGCGTGCAGCAGACGCTGGACGCGGGCACTTACGCAGTCGACGACAACCCGACGCCGGCTTTGCTTCGCCTGGCGCCAAGTCATTCATGGCCGGCGACCAGCATTTCGCCGAGCGCTGTGGTCATTCGCTACACGCTCGGCTACTCGGCCGTCAACGATGACGACCAGACAAAGCCATTGCCGAATTCGATCGTCGCCGCGATGTTGCTCGTCATCGCGCACCGTTACCGCAATCGCGAAGACACGACCGTCGAGACGATGCAGTCAGTCCCGCTCGGCGCCAGCGCCCAGCTCTATCCGATCAAGACCCGCCTCGGCTTCGCCTGACGGGCACCACGCAAACGCGCTTCTCCTGACCGCCGCGCCGGCACAGCCGGAGCCGCGGCATTGCCTCATCAACCAAAGGCATCTCATGGCCAACAAGATCCAGACCCGGCGCGATCTCGCCGCCGTATGGGCGTCGGTGAATCCAGTGCTCGGTGACGGCGAACTCGCGATCGAGGTCGACACGCGGTATCTGAAGTTCGGCGACGGCAGCACGCCGTGGAACGCGCTGG